TGCTCTAGGTCTGCATAAAATAAAACATTGTCCCCATCGGGTACAAATATTTCACGCATATCCTTTGTGATATTTTGTAAATTAGTGCCAGTGCCCCAAGGACTTTCTGAACTAGCCCATCTACCAGTCTCAGTTCCTGCAACTTTAAAAGAACATCTGACTCTTCCATCACGATCTCGTTTACAGTTCAATATGTTTAACTGCTTGTCAATATCTCTTAACGCAAGTATAGTCCTGCAAAAAGGCCTAGCTCTAGGATACTCTTGTATTAAATGCTCGAGTGCTTCTTTATCTGTAGATACTTTTTGTTTACCCTTTACGTAAGATATAACTGGCGGTAATCCCAACCACTCATATAAAAAACTTTTAAGCTGAGTAGGACTATTATGATTAAGATCTTTATCCCATACTGCATTAGCAAACAAATGTAACATACGTTCAAGCTTTACACGGGACGAGACAAGGGGGGCTTTGAGTTTGCCTACTGTCTTCTCATCTACCTTTAACCCCCTCAACATCATGTGCATAGCAGGTTTCAACATATCCAATTCAAATTGATATGTTTTCCTATAATCATGATCATTCTTACCTAAATCTTTTTCTATCTTAGTCCATATCTCGTGAGTTAGTGCGCAGTCTAAACCGCAATAAACCCACAATGTCTGATCTTTAGATAGTGATTTCTGTGAGATCTCTGTGTTTTTTATTATTTGCATTTTGTTTCTCCTGTACAAAGGTAATTAACTTTTCAATAAACCATTTAGCTTTTTCTAAATCTTGAATTGGTTTACCTTTGTGTTCGTATCTCCATAAATATTTCATAGCATTGCCTTGCAAGTAAGATGAAAACTCATTACCTAAACAAGACTTGATAGCATCAATACACTCTACTCCACCTTGTTTATAATGTGAAGGAAAGTTTACTGGATCATTATTTTCTTCGTCTATCATTTGCTACTCCCATTATATAATAAAATTCATCTCTTGTTTTATCTGAGTCGAGGTATGCATAATCACACACTGCATTAAAATCTTCATGATCATTTATTAACCACTCCTCTGTTTCTTTTTTATATTTTATAAACTCTTTATCTAATCCCATGTAACTTACGTCTTGCAAAGCTTGATCCAACACTGCTCTCCATAATTCAATTTCGTTGTGTACAGTTATATCTGTGTCCTGCAAAGGCTTTGCCGCAAAATACTGGGGACGTTTCATTTATGCCTCTGCTTTCGTACTCTTTGAAAAATTTGTTAGATTCTTCCATGCTCCCTCGTTCGTATAAATAGATCCTAAATAACCTAAACTCTTTTCTAGTTCGGGTTGTAATACATGTTGTGCATGCATGGTATCATGCACTGTACCCCGAACTTCTATGCCGTACATGTGTCGCAACCATGACACGTCATAGGTTTGATTCTGTGCAACCTTGGTAATATCAGGGTTGCTTAGTATATCTCCAACTAATTTCCAAACTGCTAGTTCAGTGTGGTAATCATAAAAATCTTTTCCATCTTCTTTTTTAAATGGAATAACCATAGCTTTAGCTTTGTGTGGAGCAAAGCCTATACAAGTTATCTCATCATTGGCAGTTTCAATATCGAATGAAAGCGGACTGTAAGATGTGTTCATACTTTCACAATAAGATAGGAATTGTTTTACCTCTTCATACGTAGGCTCGATGCATATCTCTCGCTCTATGTAATCTATCTTTTTTATATTTGTAGCTTTTTTCAAATCAGATAAAACTGTTGGCCTAAAAGAATAATTTTTTAGAACTGCAACTGGACTGTATGTAGGCATAACTTTATATTTTTTATTTGAAGTTTCAATAAACGATCCTCTATATGATCCGACTTTATCTAGACCACACAATGCCCATAGAGCTACACCTCCCATAGCTATAATAACTTTTGGATTAAACTTATCTATCTCTTCCCAGAGTCTTTTAATATCTTGCTCGTACTCTGGTTTTAAATATCCGTACTGAGTGGGAGCAAAAGGAGATCTCCACTCTGTTTCTTTTTTAACATTTTTATATTCGCTTCTCTTGTAAAAGAAGCTTTGTAAATTATCTTGTGCAGGTTTTAATTGGATTGCGTGAGTGAGCATTGCGCTACTGACATCAATGCCAGCAAATTTAAACATCGGATCTAATACAGTTTGAATAGATCCTACATTGATCTTACCAAGCCTAACTTCTGTCGTCGTAGGACAATCCATAATTATGGCAAACGGATTCCCAGACTCAGGAAGCTGAGACTTGATTCGATTATGTACCGCAAACTCACTCACTTGCAAACTTACTTGTTAATAATTCGTTTAACAGAAGCTTGCAGTATGTCTTTATTCTTGCCAACCATTTCGTGCTTGACTACACCAGAAAAATTCTGGCCAATAGCTTGCTCTAATAGTTCGCCAAAAGACTGATCTTCATCCATGCTTAGAGTATCTGTTAGGAAACTCTTAAGCGAAAGCGCAGGGTTCTTTTGCTTCATAGCATTGGGCGTTGCCCAGAACTCCATGCGAGTTGGCTCTGCGTTGGACAGATCTGATTCATCTAAGTCTGACTGAATCACACCTGTTGCCTTCACATTCACCTTTACAAGTGGTGTTTGATTCTCTCCCACTCGATCAGAACGATAGCTTGTGATCGTAAAATCATAACTACCTTCTGGTAAAACCACAGATTGTGGTATCTCTGTTGGTGACATACTTAAGAAGTCACTTACATCTTGTGTCATGGTATATACCTCCCTATTTAATTGACAACTTCTTCTTTGAGTTACTTTGGATTGCATCGAATAACTTAACTAAATCCAACTCAGCATTCGGCTCTATAGCATTTAGAGTCGGTACTTTTAGATCCATCTTGTGATCCGATACAGTCCGCAGTGTTCTCTCTGTGCCTTTGCTAGAACTCTTAGTGTCCACTCTACAAACACAGTTAAAGTATCGACCCAATTTTGTAGATAGCTTTGAGCCAACACTAGTTGGGTATGATTTGCTAATACCCAAATCGCCTTCCATATATTGCATGTGGGTTGTAACCACAACATTACACGGAACTTCTGAACCAGTTATATACTGGATAATATACTGCACATCTCGTGCGGCAGTTCCCCACTCTGGTTGAGTTGGTTGCTCAGTGGGTTTCTTGTTATTAAATACAAGTGCCCCTCTGAGTGCCGCCTCTCCCATCAGTGTAAGACTATCAATAACTAGCACGTCATCTTTAGTCCAAGTTTTTACTGATCCAAAATCTTCATCTCCATCTTTCCAATTCGAAATTAAGTTAACCCCTTTTCTAAAGGCATCAGCTTTTCCTATAGAATCTTTTAAGGTTACATATGAAACTCGTTTAACCCCCTCTGGTGTAAGCAGGTCTGGCAGTATATCTAGACCATCATCATAATCTAATATACGTAAATTTTTACCTGCATTAGCTAGTGCAGCTAGTGCTGCTGTCTTTCCAGAACCACTGTCGCCTACCAATAATAATTTGGTTACGTCTGCTGATATATGTTTTGATATGTTTGCCATTCTCTCTCCTATCTAAAGTTAAAATTAATTGTACATCTTACATTTGCATTAGTGCAAGTAGTGCTATTGTGTACAGTTGGAACATCTGTATAAACTATTCTGCCCCTCTTACTTTCTACAGCAACTGGGTCTTCATTATCAGGATAAAATTTAGTGTATCCATCATTGTTATTTACATAATATATCAAGCTGTACTCCTGTTCTCCTTGCCACGGCAACGTATTATTATTCTGAAGATCAAGTTTATCTACATGCTGAGCATGTTCCATTAAAGTATCTGATCTTGGATATATATTAATCTTGATTTGTCTTAAGTAATCCGATCCAAGGCGAACCATCAAAGGACTCATAACATCTAACATATAAGGATTGATATGATAAAACGAATTAGAAATATCAAAAGTAAAAACCCTATGAACAAAATCCCCATTGTTAGTTGAATCTAGATTGTGATTAGGACTAGCCCTGTAGTTCCAAGGAATAGACTCATCTGTTAAGATGGCTTGTTCCAATCTAGTCTGATCCACACCAGATATAAAATCGTCTATAATATTAATACTCATCTTTTAATCCGTATTATATAGTAATAAAAATAAAAGTCAATAACTTTATTCAGGTATAAACTCTATTTCCATTTCTTGAGGTAACTCAACAACATTATCTTTGCGTAAGTCCTCATGAATTTCTCTATCAAACAACTCTTCAATAACTCTTCCTCTGTGCTCTGGTGTCTCATTACAAATCTCTCTATACTTACACCCCCCATAGTTTCCACAAGCAGTAAAGTCCGCAGGATAATAATTTTTATCAGCATATATTTTTGCCATAGATAATTTATGTATTGCATCACCATACCATTCGTCAATAATAGCAGACGGTACTTTGAATACTGCACGATTAAATCTGCAAAAATTTACACCAGTTTGTACTGCGTCAATAATAAAGCCTGCAATAGGCAATTTTAATATATGTCTAGCCGCCCAAAGGTACGCATATATTTGATTGTTAGGTGCAAACTGATTGAAATAATAATCAGTTAAACTTGCTTTAGTAGTCTTAGTGTCAACTAAATACAATTCGTCATTTAACTCTGCTACCTTATCGATACGTCCTGAAAATCTAACACCATCTTCATTTATAGGTACTTCAAATCTTTGCTCTAAAGCAGGGGTTCCATCAGGCATAGTGGCAATCTTTATTGTATCTTCCCAATATTCCTCAGCCCTCCAGACAATAGCACGTAAGGCCGCTTCTAAATTTCTTGCCTTATCATCAGACTTGCTCAAGTCTTCGCCGTGTTCAACAAGAACTAACTTAATCGCATCAGCCACACATTGATCTTTAGACCTACCCATAAAGCGACCATAGTCTAGTTGTTCATAGCCATCATGAACAGCTGATCCAAAACCAGTTGCGGTACTGTATACTTTAGATTTATAACCTAAAATATTTTGATAGTTATAGTAACGGGGGCACGAACTAAATGCTGAAAGGCTAGACGTGTCCCATACCATTTGTTTAGCATTGCCTCCTTCCAACCATACATACTTTGGAAACTTAGGTGCTTCTATATACCCAATACCATCGTCCATCATTTTAGTGGTGGCCCTCCGAACCAAGTTACTAAAGAATATCGTGTCCCATTTGTTACAGGCTTTATACCATGCCATACTCCAGACGGGAAGAAAATTAAATCACCAGCTTTTAAATCTAAAGGAACTTCTTCAATGCCCAAAGTCCAGTTTGAACTTTCTTTATCCTGCACGGCTATGTAATAAAGAGACATGCCACCTCCAGAAAAATTATCATTTAACAGAAGTGTAGAACTAATCTTTCTTACATTGCCTAACAAATATGCATCTGCTATTTGCATAACCTTAAATCCTTCATTGGGTGGATCATCTTTCCATTGAAATGTTGCACTTGGTCCCTGAAAACTTGTATCAGTATGAGGACGGAAATGTCCTCCTGGTTTATATTTTATAAATTGCATCTTCTCATTCACAGCAATATCAAAATCCCAGCCTGCTCGTTTATTTGCAATAGTCATCATGTTAGATATGTGATCATTTATATCTTTGTTATCTAAAGTTGTAGTGCTCGCATCTCGTATGTTCTTTTCTACACCATGTTTATGTACGTCCTGTTGCAAATCTCTTTGATAAGTTTCTGCTGATCTAAGATTATCATTGTCTAAATCTTTAATTATAAGATCTCTCAACTCTTTAGTGAAAGCATTAGAAAATTTCCAGAACAGTTGCTTTGATTGTTGAGTCATTTTAATCTCCAAATATTACGTTACCAGAAAGAACTATCCTTGGTGAGTCAGATTGATTTCGCATAGTAAAATGCGGAACCCAACCAGGGAAAAACAATAAACATTTAGATGCAGGCTCTGTGGTACAAACATGAGACATTGTATCATAGTTAATGTAAAACTTAAGCATACCTCCATCAACGGGGGCATTAACATAATACACAAACGCAAAACAATCTTCATGCTTATGCATGGCAGTTGATCCGCCTTTCATATTTACTTGACCCCATATCTCTGGTTGCCCAAACTGATTAGTCATTAGTTTTAATTTAGGATTAACAGTTTTTATATGTGACATTATTTCTTCTACGGCTGACGACACATCAGGGTGTTCAGCATCTACTCGCAAGTCCTCACTCAGCGGTGTTGAATAATCATTGGAAATAAACCTACCTTGATTGTGTCTTAGCATTAAATAGTCAGCTAGATATTTATCCCTTTCACCTTTTAGTTTCCATTGATGGTATCCATAATTAGGAACGAATGGGTGGAATGTTCCTACTGTCTCTGTAATTCCTTCTTGTATTTCTTTTTGTGTCATCTTCGTTTTCCTTGCCCTTTATATTTTTTATAACTACGTCGCTTATGTTTATTCTTTGGCTTACTTCGTATACTATTACCTATACTTGTTCTTTTCTTTGGTCCTGCTTCGTGAGCAGAATATGATTTCCATTTCTTTGCCATATCACGTATCCTTTAGTAAAACAGCCAGCGGATCTCCCTCAAACTGTTTTGGTTTAGTGGTTGCAGCTTTAGCAGTAATTCTTTTACCTGCTTTCTCGGCCGCCCTTATGTTTTCTCTAGTGCCACGAAGATATTCAATTACCTTCTGAATACCTACCTCGCTCTCAGCTAACTCCTTGGGATCCATCTCCAAGTATTCACTGGGTATTTCAATGCGTTCTT